CAACAAATCAAAGGACAGTTTGGTACTTACATATCCCCGGACTATGTTGATATGTTAGTTAAAGATCCTAGTTTAATGAAACTAGGTGGCGAAAGAAAAGAAATGAGTTTTATGTTTGCTGACATAGTCGGCTTTACGCCCATATCAGAAAAGTATATGAAAGCAGATGACCCAGAAGGATTAGTAGAACTAATAAACAGTTTCTTAGATAAAATGACTAAGATAGTTTTGAAGAACGGCGGTACAATAGACAAGTTCATGGGCGACTGTATAATGGCGTTTTGGAATGCACCTTTACCATGTGAAAATCATGCTGAGATGGCAGTTAAAACAGCAATAGAAATTGAACTACTTGGCGACGAACTAGAAAAAGAAATGGAACAACGTGGCTTGCCAAGAGTGAAATTTGGTACAGGTGTAAACACTGGTACATGTATTGTCGGCAACATGGGTGCTGAAACTAGATTGGATTATAGTGTTGTAGGTGATGCTGTAAACTTAGGTGCTAGACTCGAAGCACAAACAAGAGCAGAAGACACACCAATTATTGTTTCTGAATATACATACTTGCAATGCAGTGATATAGCATTTAGTAGCATAGGCGAAGTTACTGTGAAAGGTAAGGAAGAGCCAGTTAGAATGTATGCTCCATTATTTGATGGTAAAGTTAGAAAACTTTACAAGTAATTATTCGTCAGGTGACCAATGTTCCATAGAACGGAACACACTTCTTGCAGTAACTAGATCTTTTTTAAGTTCTATTAAATAAAGAAATTCAAAAGGCTTCTCGCCAATTTTTTCTAATGGGTAATGATATGTTGATGTTATATGATCTATTGCATTAATGTCTCTTTGCACACAATTAATAATAGTATTACGCCATTCTGCATCTTTAAACATATCTAGTACAAAAACATGTACATGACTTTCGGGGTTATAACTGTTCATTATATTAAGTAATTCGTAGTATAATGCTCGAATAGGATTTAAGTTTTCTCTGTACTTAGAACTAACAATAGGAAATTTCCATTTATCTTCTTTGGTACATTGATGTTTATAAAAATACAAGTACTCTTCCATAAACGATTCATAAATGTTTTCTTGACTTTTACGCAATCTACTAGCAAGTATGCGTCTTATTTTATTGAGAAGTTTGAGATGATACTCGGATAATGCACCTTTGTACATACTATGCAAATCATCAGGATTCATGCGACCATCGATAAATTCGATTGGCACTTCGTTAGACTTTGCAAACTTTATCAGTAAGTTTTCTAGTCTTATCTTTTTAAAATCTATTATGTCTGGCATTTATGTAAATTTAATATAGTTTCAAGTTTTTCGTTACCTTTATTGTAACTTAAGGTTGCTCTGGCACCCTCGTGTAATGGCTTTGGCCATGTACCGATGTTTACCCAAGCATACCCACAACTTTCACCATTTAAATTTGGCATAAATTCGTGTTCTATGACTGCAACAAAACTATAATACATAAAGTTTTTGTCCTTACTTTGATAAACATCAATAGGATTTAGTTTATTAATATCTGGAACTAACCCTAATTCTTCATCAAGTTCACGTGTTAAGGCTTCATACGGTGACTCGCCTTTTTCAACAAGTCCTCCCCAAAACCCCCAAGTGTGTTTATGTCGTTTGTCGCTGTTTCTGAATTGTAAAAGTACACGTTCTGTATCAAGAGCAAGAAATAATGTGCCTACGCCTATAACACCTACAAAAGGTTCTATAGGACTAGAGTCCAATATCCCGGATTGTATTCCCCCTCGTATATGCTCAGCCATTGTGTTCCTGTCCATTTGTATACTTTGTTTGTATTTAAGTTTCTGGTTACTGCTGTAGTATTAATGTTGGCACTTGCATCATATGAAACCGTCCAATTAGAACCGTTAAATTCTATTATGTCATTTTCTGATGCGTCAATGTTCCACTCTGGATAACCAGTTTTTGAAAGATCTTCTGTAATTAAGTATCGCTGACCAATTTCTAGGTTTGCTAGTGTACCATCACCTGGTATATTATTATGTGGATTGATAATTTTTTCAATATTACCTATAGTAGGAGCGGGTAATGTATCAGTATCTAGATTAAAAATTAATTGGCTGTCGTCTGACGGATGTTTTGCAATAGTTCCTGCAATATCCTGCGAGTCGTCTTCCATATCATTTGTAATTTTCAATTTTAAAATGCTGGTATCATCTATTAATTCTTTGTCGTACATGGCTAGTAATTCAGTCCAACTCTTTGTCTCTATACCACCTGAGTCATATAGAGTTGCAGAATTGCTTAAAATACTAACTTTGTAATTACCTGGTGAAACAATTAAACGTGATTGGATATCAAAACTTCTAAAGAAATCATGTATGTCTTCATCATATCCAATTTCGCTAAGTGATTGCCCACCAAAATCTGTTATAATATTGCTATGTATTTCGTGTATAATACTTTGTCTTTTAACTTTAGCAGGTGGATTAATCCAAATAGGCAAAGTAAATGTTAATGTTGTAACATCTATTTGCTCGTCTACACCTGCAGGAATACTTCTATTAGTAAACTGTATATCGGTTAATTCTACTTCAACAATTTGTGTCCAATCAAACGGATTAGAGTTTTGTTGTAACTGTATTGTTGGATTAAATAGAACTAGTATTTGTTCCATTAACTGTAATTTAGTATCAGTATTGGGTGTCCATATATCAACTTGCATGGTTAAGTTATATGGAACTGGCATATATCTATTAATTGTATATTGATTGCCTTGTTCTGCTTCATAACTTTGTGTATCGTTATTAAACTTTCTTTCTGTGATACTTTTAGTATCTGTAAAGAAAGGATCTTGAGTTCTATCTCTAGCAATTTGCAAACTTTGTATGCTAACACCTATAAAAGGTGTACTGTTAATAACATTTTCTGAATTTTGTCTAAGAATATGCGAAACCATTCTGCTTGGATCTGCATATCTTATAGGCACAGTATTGTATCTTTCGTCCTCACCGTCCCTACTGCCTTCTTTAACTTTGAATGCATGAAATATTCTAATAAATTGTAGAATATATCGTCTTATTTGTTCATCATACCAGTACTGCATAGTTAATTATCCGTCTTAGGTTTAACAACTTTACTGAGGTTTGTTCTTTCATTAGTTATAGTACCGTCTGTGTTTGTTGTCTCTGCTGTGTTATTTATAAACCCATCTAATATTCTATTAGCACTCGAGAACACTCGCGTACTATCATCTGCAACTTTAACCCAGCGATTACCTGATTTTTTAAATATCCTGCTAGGATTAAAATCTGTCCTTAAGAAATAATCGCCATCAACTGCGGCTAATGGAAATGTTATACCACTACCTAATAATGTTGCACCATTTGGAGCACCTTCGACAGTTCCAATAAATGGTTTGCCCTTGGCATTTTCATCTACAAATAAATGAGCACCGGCGGCATAGTATGGATCATGTGGTACATTATTTTCTGCTTGTTGCACAATAGCATCTGAAATATCAATTTCATCTTTATATGTACTAATAATATTTCGTAAATCGTCTTCTTCGTCGCCATAGCCAATAATATCTCTGTATTCTTGACTGTCGCTTATTGGGCCTAACTTACATCTCCACATATGAGGCCACCAATTAGGATCAAATCCTTCGGAAGGCCTACTTGCATCTGTAATTACATAAAATCTGTTTATAGCATCTTTGCGATCATCTAGTAATAAGTCATCTCTCAAATGAGGCAACTCGATAACATCGCCTGCCATAAGTTTTCTGCCTAGTGTAGATACCATTGTTTCAATATGAAAATTCATAAACAATGTATCATTCTGTAAGAACATACCAAATTGTGTTAGATCAAAGTCTGAATCACTTACAGTATATGTTCCTCTTAGTTCATATATGTTATCATCATACTTTCTGTCTCTGTTTTCTAAAAACAACACATCTTGTATAAATGTTTCACCAGTTTTTTGATTACCGTCTGAATCGTAACTGTTATCTTGTTGTGGTTGTGTAAAATCATTAGTGTCACCTTGATCGTGTACACCTAAGTATTTGTGAATATTTACGCCAGTGCCTCCGGCATAAATATTTTCCGCCACAATACCATCAACAAACTTATAGTCGTTGCGTTTTACTGGATTCCATAAACTAATTTTAGGCATAACACTATTTATCAGATTGACAACGGTTTAATTTTTTGCTATTATAAGAACATGGAAATTGCAGAATACATTATATTTGGCTTTTGTATATTAGGTGTAGGTTACACTTCATACAATATTGGTTACAAAGAAGGCATAGACACAGGTATCAAACTTGGTGCTGGATTTATGTTTGAGAAGTTCTGGGCGTTGGGTAAACCACGCAAAAGAGACCCTCAAATAAGATACGTCGAAATGACAAAAGACGAGATTATACTATAATATATCTTTATTTGACACCTTTTTTGCCAAAAAAATTATATATAGTTTTTAAAATGAGTAATTATTGGTATGGCTAGACAGAAAAAACAGCGATCAGTGTATATCACTACAGAGCCCGATTGGAAGACTCTGAAGTTAATCACTGACCCAGAAAAACAAAAAGAAGCATTTCGCAGTTGCGAATACTTTGCTAGAACAGAAGTTAGTAAAACTAAAGGATTACCTATTGTCAAAAGTTGGATCAAAGATCATGCAGGATGGACGCCTGAGGAAGTAAAAATTATTTTAGCAAATCCAGACTGGACTTTTAGTTCTTGCATAAGCACACTTTTTGTATGGCACAAATTAGGATACATGCCAGACCATTTACGCGAACATTACGAAAAACGTAAAAATGAGGAATGGGTGCCAAGAGGCAAAAAGGCTCTAGCAGAGAAGATAGAAAAAGTCGAAGCAAAATTAGCCAAGCCTGTAATCAGTATACAGCAAAGAATGAAAGAACAAGTATCTGATTTATGCGGTGAGTTTGAATTCTTTATTGATCAATGGATTGATGGAGAAAAAACACTCAAAGAGTTTGACCCGTATAAAATGATGATGTCTTATCAGCCTGAAATTAAAGGCCCTCATGCTAAAATAATTAAAGAAGATTTTGAAGCACAATACAACGAAGCAAAATTAGTAGTTGAATGGCAAGACGAAGACATAAAAGAAGGCTATAGTCACTTTGATGCTAAAATGCGTAAAACCTTCTTACAAGTGTTTGAAAAGATCAATACTGCTTGTGATACTATTGTGGCAACAAAAGCCACTACACGCAAGGCTCGTAAGCCTAAGGCACGGTCTAAAGAGGCTATCGTAAAGAAATTAAAGTATGCTGTAAACTTTCCAGAGTTAGGATTAGCAAGTTTGCACCCAACAGATATAGTTTATGCTAATGAAGTTTGGGTATACAACACTAAGACTAGAAAGATAGGTGTTTATCATGCTAAAACAATAGATCCAAAAAACATGCAAAGACCTGGAACAGGTATAATGGTTAAAGGAACAACACTACAGGATTTTGATGAAGAAACTAGTATACAAAAAACACTGAGAAAACCAGCAGAAATGCTTAAAGGATTTGATGCAGGTAAAATGAAATGCAAAAAATCCTTTGAAGAACTCACTACAACACCTACTAAAATGAACGGTAGATTTAACGAGCATACTATTATACTTAAGAGTTTTTGATAAATAGTTGTATGAGTGCAACAGAAACCCCTAGAGATAGACTAATTACAGAGATCAAGTTACGTTTAGGTGACGGAATGATCGACGTGGAATTAGATCCAGAACACTATAATCTAGCAATAGACAGAGCAATACAAACAATCAGAAGTAGAAGTGATTCTGCTGTAGAAGAAAGTTATGCTTTTTTGCAAACACAACCAGATGTACAAGAATATACACTTCCAGGTGAAGTGTTAAATATCAGAAGAGTATATCGAAGAGGTGTTGGTGGTGGTAACATAGGTACAGGTACAAACTTTGATCCGTTTGACGTTGCATTTCAAAACACATATCTAATCAATGCAGGTGTTGTTGGTGGTCTAGCCAACTATGATGCATTTACTCAATACAAAGAAACACTTAATAGAATATTTGGCGGTGATTACGACTTTACATTCAACACAAATACCAAAGTGTTAAAATTATTGCGTAAGATATCTATAACAGAAGACATAATGATACAGATTTCTAATTTAGTGCCAGAACAAAATTTATTAGAAAACGAGTATTCCAGACCATGGATGGCAGATTGGGCATTAGCAGAAGCAAAAATGATGCTTGGTGAAGCAAGAAGTAAGTATGCTTCAGGCTTGCCAGGGCCACAAGGTTCCGTTCAGTTAAACGGCGAGGCTTTAAAGCAAGAGGCCATGACTGAGAAGGAAAGATTACTACAGTCAATAATTAACATGGAAGAAGGAAATAAAAATTACGGCTTTGTTATAGGATAAATGAACACAATAGGATTATTAGGTAATATAGGATCAGGTAAAAACACCGTAGCACAATATTTGGCAACTAAAGGTTGCATTCCAACATCATTCGCAGGCCCACTAAAAGACTTATGTGCAAACGTATTTGGCTGGGAAAGAGAATTACTAGAAGGTGAATCAGACGAAAGTAGACAGTTCAGAGAAACTGTTGATATGTTTTGGAGCAAAAAATTAAGTATTCCTAATTTTACTCCAAGATTAGCATTACAATTAATAGGCACAGATGTAATGCGTAATCATTTCAACGAAAATATATGGATAAGCAGTTTAGAATACAGAGTTAAAAAACTGCATCATCAAAATGAATGTGTTGTTATAAGCGATTGTCGTTTTCAAAACGAAGTCAACATTATACAGTCAATGAATGGTACTGTTATTTTAGTAGAAAGAGAAGAAAAACCTGAATGGTATGATATTGCACTTAAGGCCAATGAAGGTGATGCTGTAGCAAGGCACATAATGAATAGAGATTTCAAACATGTTCACGCAAGTGAATGGGATTGGATTGGTTGCCATATAGACTTTACAGTAAAAAATAACGGAACCAAAGAAGAACTATTTGAACAAATAGATGAAATTATTGAAAAACTTCCACAAAAACCAGAAATATTCACAGATAATACCATAGAGATAATTTAAGGTCTTATTTATCATTTTTTATAAGAATTACTGATTTGTTATTTTTATAATACCACATTTATTGCATTTTTTAATAAATACATGTAACCAAATAAGGTATTATAGGAGAAAAATATGGCAACATTAGTATCACCTGGTGTAGATATTTCAGTATCAGACGAATCGTTTTATTCGCCTGGCGGTCCTGGAACAGTACCTTTGATTGTAATTGCAACAGCAAAGAACAAATCTAATCCTGATGGATCGGGTCTAGCACCTTACTCCAAAGCAGAAACAGACAATGAACTTTACTTAATTACAAGTCAAAGAGAATTGTTACAGCAATACGGAAATCCACAATTCTACAGCACAGGAGGAACTCCACAACATGGTTACGAATTAAACGAGTACGGTTTATTAGCCGCACATAGTTTTCTAGGTCTGGCTTCAAGAGCATACGTTCTTAGATCAGATGTAGACTTAGATGAATTAAAACCATTGTCAAATGCACCGTCGGCTGATCCGGCAGATGCAACTATATGGGTAGACTCAAGTGCTACTAAGTGGGGTATCTTCGAATATAACACATCTTCATCAAAGTATGAAGAAAAAACAGACGTAAAAATATTTACAAAAGACGAAATTACCAGCGGTGGCGTACCAAAACCATCAGTAGGTAAAAATGGCGATATCGGGATCTTAGGTATAGATCAAAACGGTAAAGCAAAAGCAGAAGTAGTATATTACTTAAAAGCATCATCTGTATGGCATGAGTTGACAGATGCAAGTACATTTGTATCTAATACTTCTAAAGACTGTCAGTTTGTGACTCATTTAAACAGACCAACTACAAGAAAAGACAGTAGTGCTCTTCAAAGTGGCGATTTAATTGTTCAAACAACATCAGCCGCAAGTGGATTAAAGTATGGACTAAAAGTTTATAACTCATCTACTGCATCATGGGTCAGTACAACAGCAGAAGGTTATGCCAATTCAGCAAGTGCTTATGCAAGTACAAGCATTGGTGCAACACCAGACGCCGGCACATTCTTTGTAGAATATGATTCAGGTAATAAACTGGACTCAGACGTACATGGAAGATTTGCTTTAAGAAGACATAACGGTCAAAGCAGTTTACAAATACAAAGTTCAGCCGCTATTAGCGATACTGCAATAGCAAAACAAACAGGCGGTTCAGACTATGGTATCAGATTAAAAATTGATAATAGTGCATCAAATATTGATGTTAAATTTTCAACTGATACAAGTGGCGACGGTAACGTTAGTGTTGATGACATTGTTCAAGACATAAATGACCAATTATCATCAACAAATGTAGTAGCATCAAACGTATCTGGTAAACTTACACTTGTTTCCAATGACGGTAAAGACATTGATGTTTTCAATGGAGATGTAGGTGGTGTATCATTTAATGTATTCACAGAATTAAACATTGCTACAGGTAATTACAGTAACTTTAAAGTTGCAGACGTTTCTGGAACAGTTGCACAAATTGATAGTAAAAATTATGAATTTGGTACTACAGCACCAACTGGTGATTTAGCAACAGGTAAACTTTGGTATGATAGCAGTAACAATGTTGACATTTGGTACAACAAAAATGTTGGCGGAACTGCAACATGGACAAAATACTCAGCAGACTACGATGTAAACGTAGCGGCGAGTGAGCCTACAACACAAAGCGATGGCGGTTCTTTAGTGGACGGCGACCTTTGGGTTGATTCAGATAATTTAGAAGATTATCCATTAATTTACAAAAGAAAATCAAGTGCATGGGTACTAGTTGATAATTCAGATCAAGTATCAGCAGACGGCGTCCTGTTCTTAGATTTAGCATCATATGGCGCATCAGTGGTAGACGCAGATGCAAAAGATCCAGCAACAGTACCATTTGGTATTTTAGCATGGAACTTTAGAGCCAGTGGTAAAAACGTTAAGAAATACTACACTTCATATTCTTACAGTGGCGGTACACTATCTAACGTATGGGTAAGTGAGTCAGGCAACAAAGCAGACGGTTCACCATACATGGGTAGAAAAGCACAAAGAAAAGTTATTGTACAATCAATGCAGGCCGCATTAGCAAACAATAGCGAAATCAGAAGTGAAGTTAATTTCTACAACTTGATTGCCGCTCCTGGATATCCAGAACTAATAGATGAGATGATTACTCTTAACACAGATAAGAAAGAAGTCGCATTTATTGTTGGTGATAGTCCAATGAGATTAAAATCAGATGCAACCAGCATTAAAAACTGGTCAACCAATGCCAATAACGCAAGTGAAAACGGTGAAGATGGACTTATTGCAAGTAATCCATACGTTTCAGTTCACTATCCATCAGGTTTAACAACAAACTTAGACGGAAGTAGTGTTGCTGTACCGGCTTCTCATATTGCATTAAGAACATTTGCATTTAATGACAATGTGGCATATCAATGGTTTGCACCAGCAGGGTATCAAAGAGGTATAGTACAAAACGCAACTAGTGTCGGTTATGTTGACGGACCAAGTGGCGAGTTTGTACCTGTTTCATTAAACAACGGACAAAGAGATACACTTTATGCAAATAAAGTTAATCCAATTGCTAACTTCCCAGGAAGAGGCTTAGTTGTATTTGGACAGAAGACTCTAAACCCAACTGCAAGTGCATTAGATAGAATTAACGTAGCAAGGCTTGTAAACTATATTAGATATCAATTAGATATCGCAGTTAAGCCTTTCTTATTTGAACCAAATGATGGTATAACCAGATCAGGTGTTAAGCGAGTTGCTGATTCATTATTATCAGAACTAGTTACACTAAGAGGTCTATTTGACTTTATTAGTGTTTGTGATACAACAAATAACACACCTGCAAGGATTGACAAAAACGAATTATACTTGGATATAGCAATTCAGCCAACTAAAGCAGTTGAATTTATATACATTCCGATTAGAATTCAGTCAACTCTTGGTCAAACAGGCTCAGAATAAGATTATTCTAAAAATTATAAAGGGTGGATTTTTCCGCCCTTTATTTTTGGCCGAAAGATGATAAATAAATGTAATTAGCATGTATAACATGTGATTAGGAGATCGAAAGATGGCAGTAACAAAAGATAAATTTGGTGTACCTATTGAAGGTGCTCGATTAGGTATTTTACAACCTAAACTCAAATACAGATTCCGTGTAATCGTAACTGGATTTGGAGCAGGTGGTAGAACAGATGAGTTTACAAGTAACATCGTGAGTGTAACTAGACCAACATTTAATGTTGACGAAGTTGAAGTTCACAGTTATAACTCTCGTGCATATATTTCAGGTAAACATCAATGGGAAGCGATTAATCTCAGTTTAAGGGATGATATTACTAACCAAGTTTCCGCTTTAGTCGGTCAGCAAATCCAAAGACAATTTAACCATTTCGAACAAACTACCGCAGTTAGTGGTGGAGACTATAAATTCGATATGCTTATCCAAGTCTTAGATGGTACAAATGCTGAGCCAACAGAGCAATGGGAACTAGAAGGATGTATGCTACAACAGGTTAACTATAGTGATCACTCATATGATGCCAGCGAAATTGTTCAACTAGACTTGAACGTCAGATACGATAACGCGGTACATGTGGCAGGACCTAATACACTCGGTGGTAAAGTTGCCGCAGGTGACCCATTCCCATTGGTATCACCACTACCAGCAACACCAGGCACTGGAGTATAATTTAGGCCTATATCTATAGGGAGGACCGATGGCGAAATTCTGGAAAGAGTTAATCGGCGGACAAGTTAAAAACGGGATTTATGTAGCCGGACCTAGACACGCAAGTAGTAAACTAGCGAGTTTTAGTACCGGCAATCCCCCTCGTTTGCCGTTTCAGTATATAGTTCATTTTGAACTAAATCCCACATTACAAGCATTATTTTTAAATAAGACTGGGCCTTATTCCCTAGCACAAATGGTCAAAACAATTGATATGCCAAGTATGGCTGTGACAGTTGAAAAAAGACCAAAGTATAATAAAAATGTTCCAGTAATTTTAACAAAAGAATTCAAACCTTTTAATGTAACAGTACATGATGATGTATCGAGTACATGGCAAGAACTGTGGCAAGTATATTACAATTATCATTTTACTGATGGCAGACATACTCAAGCAGTTCCAGGAGTTGCTTCAGGTGAACTCCAAGACTGGAATAGTGTAATACATAATAGTAAACTAATAAGACACGAAGGCGACCATATGAGTCAATTCGATGGTATAGATGTTCATAATGCCACAAATGCACAATTCTTTAATAATATTCATGTTTATCAAATACATGGTCAAACAGTACAACGCACAACAGCCGTCAATCCGATGATCAGTGATGTGTCGTTTACGCCACTAGATTACGCAGGAGCAGGAAGTTCACAGGAAATAACTTTTGCATTTGAATACGAAAAGTTACATTATTCTCCTGTTATAAATTTTGATTTTGATGAGGAAAGCACATTCTTACAAGAGGCTATAGAAGATTATACTAAAGCAACACCATTCAATCCAACCGGTGATAGACTAAGAGGAATTGTAAAAGGTTTATTTGGATTAACTCAACGTGCCGGCAATAGAGGCAAAAATTTAACTGCTGTAAATACAGCACCAAGACAAGACTACGGTGGCGATTTAAGTAGTATAAAAACAGCAGGTGAAGATCCCGAAGCAGTTGGATTCTTTGGTAACCTAGTTCGTAATGCTGTTAGAAAAAAAGCAAATGAACTTACCGATGGATTACTCAAGAAAAATAACAAAAACCTTAGCAAGTTCAAGATATAAAACATGAGTAACATATACAAAAATTTTGGAGTAGATTTTGATACAAATAAGTCTGATAACTCCTATAAAATTATATCCAAAACAGGTGAAGATTTAAGTATCAATCCTGAAGTACTACAAATAAAACAATTAACAACACAGGCAAACACAATTAAAAACGGTGTAGACGGATATAAAATTGAGCAGGTATTTGCAGATTTTAAAAGTGCTGGTTTAACAGAAAAATTAGCAAACTTCTATACAATCACACTAAAAGAAATTGCAGATAACACAGAAGTAGATATGCTATCTCTGTATACAAAAGAAGATAACAAAATACTGATTAACAATAGTGTAATGGCTCTTATCAACAATACCTTACCAAATTCGGTAAGATTTCAAAACTCTGTAAACATCAAATCAAATAAATACGTTCGCCTACTCATAGGGGCGTAACATGGCCAAATACGCCAAAGGCACATTCGAACCACAAAATCCCGGAAAGTACACAGGTGCTAAAACTCCTTACTATCGCAGTAGTTGGGAACTAGCATTTATGAACATGTGTGACAGTCATCCTAATATTACACAATGGGCAAGTGAAAATTTAAAAATCCCATACAGACACCCTGTAACAGGAAAGCATACAGTATATGTACCAGACTTTACAGTAATTTACACTGATAAAGATGGCAAGAATCATATGGAAGTAATTGAGATAAAACCAGGCAGTCAAAGTACAATGGAAAGTGCAAGAAGTAGTGCAGAAAAAATTCAAGTTGCCATTAACTTAGCCAAATGGACAGCCGCAAATGAGTGGTGCCAACGCAAAGGTGTACGGTTTAGAGTGTTAAATGAGAATCACATATACATGAACACCAAGAAGAGAAAGAACTAAATACAACTATGACACGCAAACTAGAAGAAGAATTTAATTTGCCTCCAATAGAAGACGTGTTGCCTGTTGAGAAAAAAGAAGAAAGCAAAGAAATTACAGAAGTAGAAATCAAAGAAGCATTAACAAATGCAGAAAAAATTGATTCTGCTTTACCTAGAGTTAAAGATTTAGAAACACATGATAAAGAAATGGAAGATATTGCACAGAAGGCAATTGATAGTTATGATGAACTTATGAATTTAGGTATGAATGTGCAAGATGCTCATGCAGGAAGAGTATTTGAAACAGCAAGTAAAATGTTACAAATAGCAATGGACAGTAAAAATGCCAAAGTCGACAAAAAATTAAAGATGATTGACTTGCAAATACGCAAAATGAGGCTAGATCAGAATGAAGGAACAGAGACTAGTAGCGATGGCGGTGTAATGGATAGAAATCACATCCTCCAAATTTTAAACAAAAAAGATAAATAACTACATAGGAGATAGTATGAAAGCACCTTTTAAACAAATTATAAAAGAAAGTTTTAGTAAAACATTTAATTATAGAATCAAATTTGCTGGCGATGTTACCAACGAAGGTATCAAGCAATTAGAAAATATTCTTGGCAAGTATGGTGTTGAGAGTGTTAGTAGTGCTAAAAGAACTCCTATTCAAGATGAGCCTTTAGACTTTAAAAACAAAAGACTAAAAGGACCAACAGAAGTAACAAGTGTAGATGTTGTACTTAAATATCCAATAAACGAAAGATTATTAGAAGTTTGGGTAGCAGTAAATATGCAAATGCTTTCAGAATATGTTGTAATTCAACCAGTAGAAAGTCCTAGAACATTAGAAGATGAAGTCACAAAAAACAGAATCGAAAATGACAAGGATAGATATGCTGATATGGAAGAAGCAGAATTAACAAACGAAGAACAAGCACATTACGAAATTGAAAACAAAGATTTAGACTTTGCAGAATTAGGAATGTACGGCGAAGAGTTTAATTCAAAATTTATAGCAGAATTACAAAAAATCAAAGATGAAAAAGGTGCTGATTATTTTAGAAACTATCCTAGCAAAAGCAAGATGATGGGCGATGACCTCAAACCATTAGCAGACGCAGTAGGACTAGCACACGATCCAAGTGTACAAGGTAACGAGTATCCAATTAATCAAGGACCGGTAGTACAATAATGTCAGACGAAATTAGAAACTATATTTCCATCATGGAGTCATTTTATATGTCTTCTCCATATGGACAACAAAGCGAAAGCGATGATAAGGAAACAGTAACTTATAGCAAGACTAAGAAGCAAGGCGATAATACTGTTACTGTGAGTGCTAATGCTGACAGCATGGACGAACTACACGACATTTTAAAACTTGCAGGTATCACATTACCTAAAGGCAAAGATTCAGAAGAAGAACACGACCACGAAGAACATGATCACGATGAAGAACCAAAACAAGGCGAGTACGCAGACGATATGTGTGATGGTTGCGGAAAGCCTGGTGATGAGTGCGAATGTGAAGACTGCGATCAACACGGCGATGACGATGAAGGTGAAAAGAAGCCTGTGGTAATTAGTCTCAAACCAAAAGGAATGGGATATGATCCAGTAGGTGGTGATAAAAAAGAAATTCTTAACGCATTAATGAACCGTTACAAAAGCCTGTAAACACTTTTCTTAACCAAAAACCCACATAAATAACTGTATGCCTAAAGGAACGCAGGATTACAGTTTAACCAAACGAGCATTTGCAAAGCAAAACTTCACCGAAGATCAAATCGTTGAGTTACAAAATTGTATGGATCTAATGACTGGTCCAGCATACTTTATGGAACATTTTGTAAAAATACAACACCCTACAAAAGGCGGAATTAAGTTTGAGCCTTTTGAATTCCAAGAAAGATTAATTGATACATATTCTAAATATCGATACAGTATTAACATGTTACCCAGACAGACTGGTAAAACAACATGTGCGGCCGCATACTTACTTTGGTATGCAATGTTTGTAGCAGACAGCACAATACTTGTAGCGGCACATAAACACACAGGTGCTCAAGAGATCATGCAACGTATTAGGTATGCTTACGAAAGTGTACCTGATCATATTAGAGCAGGTGTTACAGAATACAACAAAGGTAGTTTAAGTTTTGATAATGGTAGCAGGATAGTTAGTGCTACAACAACTGAAAATACTGGTAGGGGTATGTCACTTTCATTGGTATACTTAGATGAGTTTGCATTCGTACCGCCACGCATCGCGTCTGAGTTTTGGACAGCACTATCGCCGACATTAAGTACAGGCGGTAAGTGTATTGTTACAAGTACACCTAACAGTGACGACGACACATTTGCAAACATATGGCATCAAGCAATACAACAAGTAGACGAATACGGAGAAGAACAAGACGTAGGCACAAATGGATTTAAAGCATTTCGTGTTAATTGGCAAGAGCACCCAGACAGAGACGAACTTTGGGCAAAAGCAGAACGTAGTAGAATTGGCGAAGAAAGATTTAGACGTGAACACGAATGTGAATTTATTATATACGATGAAACACTTATAGATTCTCTTAAATTAGTTGACATGAAAGGTGTTGATCCAATCAGACGCAGTGGCCAAATACGTTGGTATGAAAACATTGACCCAAACAAAATATATGTAATAACACTTGACCCTAGTACAGGAACAGGCGGCGACAATGCGGCCATAGTGTGTTATGATTTACCTAGTATGAATCAAGTGTGCGAATGGCAACACAATAAAACTCCCATAGAAGGACAAATAAAACTACTACGAGATATAGCATTAGAATTAAAAAGCGAAGGTGCTACAGAAATATACTGGACTGTAGAAAATAATGCTATCGGCGAAGCGGCATTAGTAGTAATCAGAGACACAGGCGAAGAAAGTTTCCCAGGCACATTCTTGCATGAACCAAATAAAGTACAAGGCAAAAAAGGAAGAAAAGGTTACCACACACATCATAAAAACAAAATGGAAGGTGCGTTAGCAATGAAACGACTTATAGAAAGTGGTAAACTTAAATTGCGTAGTAAAAACATTATTAGAGAATTAAAAGAATTTGTAGCACGTGGTACAACCTTTGCGGCAAAACCAGGAGGCAGTGATGACTTGGTTATGGCTACATTAGTAGCAGTTAGAATGATAACATACATAGCACAATACGAAGATGCTATATATGACGAAATAGAAACCAGTGTAGGCGATGATGACGATTACAGTGGTCCTATGCCAATAGGTGTTTTATAATTAGTTTTTTTGATAAATATAAGTATGAACAATAAAGCAGAAATTAACAGTAAACTATTTGATTTCCTAAAAGGTAATGGTTTAAAACTGACTTTAAAAGACGACCAGGGCAACGATACATTAGAAGTTGAGGATGCCGAGAGATTTTTTAGCAGTGATCCAAACTTAATGGTCACTATAGATCCAGAAGAAAAAGAAGTTAAGTTAAGTAGATCTAAAGTTGTTCATGAAGACATCATAAATAAAATACATAAAGGTGTAAAGGAAATTGCCCATAACGGATTATACAGTTTTAAATATAAAATATACGGCAAAAATATAACACCAAAACATGATGAGTATAAAGTGAAATCAGAAGTTACAGAAGCAAGTTTAGGAAAAATGTATGGTAGCACCAAAACAAGTTACCAACCATTAGACGCAGTCAAAATAGTTGTAAGACACACTAAACCTGTGAACGAAGAAGTTAGAGGTTCTAGAAGCAGACAAATATCTAAAATCTTTATACAACGAGCAGATGAAAGATTTGCACTACCTCATAAAAGTTTAGCAGGTGCCAGAGCAATGGCACGTCACGTACATAACGGCGGTAATCCTTTTGACCAAGTAGGTCATTCCATTAATGAAATGGTACAAAATATCACAGACTTATCACAGTTTGTTAGATATGTAGACAGAAAAGGTTTAGTTAATGAAGAAAACAACGAGTATGTACAAATAGCAAAAGAATCAATATCTACAATGAGACAAAACTTAAAACAATTAAGTGGAGCAAAATCATATGCTAAAGCAGTAGATACAATTGATGCAATGAATACATTGACATTAAGTGAAGATGAACAAGATTTATCAAGTTTATTCACAGAAAAGCATGTTTACAATACTGTACAATCTGCATTTCCTAGCATTAATAGACTAGTTAATATTCAACGTTCAGTTGCAGAATACATTGAAAATTCTATTGAAAATAATAGATTCAGTGTACCAGCAATTAACGAAGAGGCTGTTGAATTTCCGAATAAGAAATCTGAAATTGCACACAAATTAAATACAATTAGTGAAAGCATAGATGATAAGATCTTAAAAGAATTTATCAACAACACAACAGTTAAGATTCTGAAAGATCAGAAACTTGACGAATTTACTGTAAACATGGTTAAGAAATTAATCAGTAAAGTAAACGAGAAAGTAGAAAGTAATATAGACCAAGATTTAGTAGAATTTGTTGATTTTACCGAAAAACTAAACAAAATCTGTTAAATCTGATATATATTAGAGTAAAGTTAATTTAGAAGAAATTTTAAATTAGATTACATAACATGGCAAAAAGAGGTTGACTTCAACTTCAAAAGGCATTATAATAGGCAAACAAGTGTAAGAATTTATGTTTACACGACATGGCAAACAAGGAGAAAAACATGGCAACATTGGCTGAAATTAGAGCAAAACTAGCCGCAATGGATACTAAACCAGGCGGTTCACAAACAGGTGGCGATAATGCTATCTACCCATTTTGGAACATCTCAGAGGGCACTAGTGCTACACTAAGATTTCTTCCAGACGGAGACCCCAACAACACATTCTTTTGGACTGAACGACAAATGATTCGTTTACAGTTCCCTGGCATAAAGGGTGGTGATATGAAACCTACAACTGTACAAGTACCTTGTATGGAAATGTGGGGAGAACAATGTCCGGTTCATAACGAAATCAGACCTTGGTTCAAAGATTCTTCATTAGAAGATATGGGTCGTAAGTATTGGAAAAAGAGAAGTTATATTTTCCAAGGGTATGTAGTAGATAGTCCACTACAAGAGGACACAACTCCAGAGAATCCAATCAGAAGATTCATCATTGGACCTCAAATATTCAACATTATCAAGGGTGCATTAATGGACCCAGATATGGAAAATATTCCAACAGATTATGTCAACGGTACAGACTTTAGATTGACAAAAACCACAAAAGGTCAGTATGCTGACTATTCAACAAGTAAGTGGGCAAGAAAAGAAAGATCATTAGATGAGAATGAACTTGCCGCAGTTGATACAAATGGGTTATTTGATCTAAAAGACTTTTTACCTAAGAAGCCATCAGCAGAGGAAGTAGATGTTATTTACAACATGTTCCAAGATTCTGTAAATGGTGAACTTTATGACAACGATAAGTACGGTAACTTTTTTAGACCTATTGGCCAGGCCGCACCTGCTAAGGTACAAACACCTTCAGCACCGGCTCAGGCTCCAGCAACTCCAGTAGCAGAAACTACTCCGGCACCAGCACCAGCGGCTGAGCCTGTAGCACCTGCACCGGCAGTTCAACCAGTAACAGAAACAGTAAGTGCTTCTGCCGAAAACACTTCTAATGAAACTGGTAAAGCATCAGCAGATGACATCCTGCAGATGATTAGGAATCGTCAACAGTAATTGTTGATGACTGGTAGCCATACTTAGGGATTTGAATACTTGGTCCTGTTTACTTCAAAGAACTAGTATGGCTACATTTTTAAGGAATAAAAATGAGTACATTATTAGCAATAGGCGATAGCCACACATTTGGGTCAGAGATATATGGCGAAGGCGATAATCGCCCTGAATCAATATACAAGGCTTACCCAGAGAAACTAAAACAACTATTAGAAATAGATGAATGTGTTAATCTAGGGCAACCTGGTGCTAGTATTATGCGAACTGAAAGACTATTAGTCGAATACTTAGCAGACAATCCCAAACCAGACTTAGTTATACTAGGTTGGACATGTTTAGGCAGATATGAATATGCTGACGGTTTTGATGATGACGGTTCGTATCATTATAATTTAGTGAACAGTTGGAGAGCACCAGAAATGGTAGAAGGCTCAGAAAGATATGAAACTTATAAACAGTTTTTGCCTATCTGTTTAGCAGAAGACTTATTAGCACAAAAATATAGGGCAATGTATATATGTGAAAATATATGCAAAAATAATAACATTCCATATCTAATGTTTGATGTAATGACAAACACAAAGGATGAAGCACCGCTAGAAGGCGAAGACGTAAAATTTTGGTCAGGTGATCATCCAGTTGATAAATCATTATATAAGGCAATAGATAAAAACAATTATATGGAAACAAGTTATTGGGACTGGATTATG